GCGCATGGAAGGTGCTTTGATGCCGTGGGATGGAAAGCACTCTCTAGAATCGAACTGGCCGAATGAGGATTCAGGCTGGATGGGACTGGTATTTGCCAAGTCTGTGCCCGATTTTCATTGGGAGCGATTCGAGACGTGGATTGAACAGATCTACGAGACCAGAGATCCTGAGCTGTTGTTGAGAGCTCCACTTTGCACCTCCGCTGACGTCGTGACCCCGATTGTCAAACAACCCATGGTCGTGGGTGAGGAGCTGCTTCAACCTGCGCCGAAACCAAGCGCGGAAGTCTTACCGCCGAAGGATAAGATTGAGGAGTACGACTACAAGGTGCTGGAAGATAGCTATCCTGCCGAGAAGATTGGCATGGCTGTCGAAGTTTTGATGAGCATCATGAGGGCAACCCACATTTCCGAGGAGACAAGGACTAAGCTGATCAAGACCGTTTATGCTGGCGATGCGCTAGTGGCGGAGGTCTGGCTAGAGGATGAGGACCCGAAGTTTCGTGCTAACTCTGAACCTACACATGTACAAGCGACGACGGAACAGAGTCAGGGTGAGCAGGGGGGTCGTGCCTCCAGCGACGACAAATCGCTACAACCCAACCAGCCGTTAGTCGAAGCCGCTGCCAAGCTTGTTCCTATGGTTGGTGAGGAAGGCAAGCGCGTGTGGAAGAAGCCAGTGGCATCTGGCTTAAAATCCGAGCCGAAAGGCAAGGTTGCGGGGAAGTCTGAGACGAAGCTGGACCCCCGTACTTGGAAACCGCGAAAACAGCGTGATGGTGAACCCCTCGCGGAGTACAAGGCTTACTTGGAGACCTGGACCAAGAAGCGAGCTGCAGTGGCAAAGCGCTGCGGTGTCACCCTGAAGTGATGCGCCCCAGGGCGACGGCTTTGTGAGTTGAGCCTTTAATCAATTCACCTGAGGGGGTAGAAGTTGAAGTCCTCCTACTGTTTGGGTCGCACCTACGGTTCGATATTCTTTCGAAAACTGGTTTATTTGAAACGATGAACAACAACAACAACACAAATGCACGTTCTCGCGCTAGTCGCAAGCGTGCTCGCGCTGCTGGGAACGCTCCTGCACCTGGTACGCAGCCTTCGATCCGCAAGCCGGGCAAAGGCAAGGGACGACAGCGAAAACGAGCTGCTCGCAACGGAAGGGCGCAAACCAATCGTGGTGGTGCTATTTCCGACCTGGACCAGACGACCGTTTGGGCCCATGGAGCCCCGGTCCTTGACGATATTCTGGAGAAGGATGAGTTCGTCACGGACATCCTTGGCTCCAATGGGACTGGAAACATCTCCATCCAGAAGTTTGCTGTGAACCCTGGGCAAGCCGCCCTTTTCCCACTTGGATCGCCTGAGGCGAACAAGTGGACGTGCTGGAAAATGATTTCTTGCGTGCCTTACTTGAAGCGTGAGGTGAGCGAGTTTGCCACAGATGGCTCAACCGGCAAGGTGATTCTGGCGATGGACTACAACGCCGCCAATGATTCGCCCACGACCAAGCAGCAGCTTGAGGATATGCATTGCGCAACAGCGATGCCGTGCCAAGATATCCAGCTGCCACTTGTCCCAAGTTTGTGCAACAAGGCTGACCCCAAG